GATGGGTAAACAGTTAGGCATGAAGTTTATCGCCAGGAAAGAAAATGACGGGGTACGGGTATGGAGAACAGAATGACATCTCTTGCTGAACAAATACAGGCTGTGTCTGATGACACAAAGCGTAAGTATATGCAAAGCATCTGGGCGATGGATAAGGAACAAATCTTTCATGAGTTGATGCGTGTCCATGCTGAGAGTGCTAAGTTGATGTGTGCAGCGCAGTTAGAGTTAGAACGCTTGCAATCTCTCTTGGATGAGTTGGATGATGACGGTGACCTTAGACATTGAAAAGGTCTGGTCAGAACAGTTGTATGAGTCTCGCTTGTGTTTTAAGATAGAGATGCAACGAGTCATTCAATGTCATACCAATGATGAAAAGATAGCCTTGTTAGAGACTTGGAAGAAGAGTTATTCTGAAGGCAGAGTCAACGACTTAATCAAATGCGCTAAAGATAAGGTGAATCGAGTGAAGGTCGCTAATTGGGAATTTGAATAGTTTGATAACCAGAAGAATACATGACCGCCTTTAATCAAAAACAGTTTTATAACTTTTGTTCACAGCTCAAGATTGAGACAAAAGAACAAGGTCTCAAGAAGATGGGAAACCTCTTAGGTACTCAAACCTATGTGATGGATGAGATTACCAAGGGTTTACAAGATGATGTTCATTTCTTTGTTATTTTGAAAGGTAGACAACTTGGAATCACCACTATATCCCTCGCGCTTGACCTCTACTGGCACTTCATCCACGCAGGATTACAAGGCACACTTACCACCGACACCGAGGAAAACCGAGATATGTTCAGGTCAACCCTCGCCATGTATATGGATGGTTTACCCAAAGAGTATCGCATCCCGTTACTTGCTCACAACAGGAATCAGCTTTCCCTCAAAAACCGCTCTCGTCTCTTTTATCAAGTCGCTGGACTTAGAGCTAAAGGAAGTTTGGGTCGTGGCAAGGCGATTACATACTTGCATGGTACAGAAACAAGTTCTTGGGGAGATGAGGAAGGATTAGCATCTTTACTCGCTTCTCTGGCTGAAACCAATCCACACCGTTTATACCTCTTTGAGAGTACCGCCAGAGGATTTAATATGTTTCATGATATGTACGTTACTGCCAAACGAGCAAGGACACAGAGAGCTATCTTCTGTGGGTGGTGGCGTAATGAATTATATAGCCTCGATCCTGAAGGCATGACCTATAAAGTCTATTGGGATGGCAAGCTCACAGGTGAAGAAAAAGAGTGGGTCAAGGATATTAAGAAATTATATGGCGTAGAAATCAATTCCAGACAAATGGCGTGGTGGCGTTGGAAGATGATCGAAGGTATTAAGGATGAAAGTCTCATGTATCAAGAGTTTCCTCCTACCGAAGATTACGCCTTTGTCATGACAGGTACTTCATTTTTTTCTAATTCAAGGTGTACAGATGCTGTTAAAGCTCTTAAAAAACGTTCTTTTGATTGTTACCGTTATTCATTCGGGGTCAATTTTCAGGACACAGAAGTCCTTAAGTCAACAGAAAGGCTTGGTACTCTCAAGGTATGGGAAGAACCAATTGATACCGCTTATTATGTCATTGGTGCTGATCCTGCCTACGGTAGTTCTGATTGGGCTGATCGCTTTTGTATACAAGTCTTTCGTTGTTATGCTGATGGTTTGGAGCAAGTGGCTTCATTTGCTACATCAGAAATGAACACCTACCAGTTTGCGTGGGTCATCGCCCACCTCGCTGGTGCTTACAAAAACTCTACCTTAAACCTAGAGATTAATGGTCCAGGTCAAGCCGTCATCAATGAGTTGAAGAACCTCAAGCGTCAAGCAGCAGCCATGGGTACAGCCCTTGGAAAAGACTTGATGGATGTTTACGGTAATATGCAAAACTATATCTGGCGTAGGAACGATACCCTTGGTGGTGTCAGTAACTCAATTGGTTGGTTAACTACCGCAGCTACCAAGGAGAGGATGCTCTCTTACATGAAAGATTTTTTTGAACGTGGCATGATGGACATTGTGGACATGGACACCATAGAAGAAATGAAAACAATGGTCAGAGATGGTGGCTCAATTGAGGCAAGTGGTCGCAATAAAGATGATCGGGTCATAGCCTGCGCTTTAGCGACTGCTGCTTTTGCTGAACAAGTACAGCCTCGCCTCATTATGCAAAAGATTACCAAGCACGTTAGTCGAATCCAAGATGACTTTACCCCTGAACAACTGACTGTCGGTAGGAACGTAAGTGACTATTTGAAAAAGATTGGGGTTTATGGCGATGATGGGATAGTGCGTAAATGAGACCAACGATGCCCAAGCGTGATCTACGCATTGTCATTAAACGGTTCTTAAAAGATAAAGACCGTGGTATCTCGCACAAACTCTTTGCTGACTTATGTGGGATTACCCGTGGTCATCTCTTAGATGTGTTTATGAATGAGACTGAACCGTTAACTGAATATGTCCAAAGACGAGTGAGTAAAGGCTATAACCATTGGTTAGAAGGTGAAGTAGCTGTCATGATGAACCGTGATGAAACACGTTTTGTAGAGTTTCGTAGGGAAGCCAAGCCGATTATGCAACGTGATACTCGCTTGACTATGAAAGATGGCAAGATTGTTGTACAAGTAGGTATTAAAAACAGGTATGATTATAGTAGTACACCATTAGATGAACAGTTAGAAAGGGGATGATATGGCTGTAGTAAAAGATTTTAAGTGTGATCACCATGGCTACTTTGAGAGCCGTTTACCAAAATGTCCAATGAAAGGATGTACGCATGAAGTTTTCCAAGTTCACCTCCAAGCTCCTGGACTGGTTTCGGCTAAAACCAAGTTTACCGACAAGTCCACCAAGCAACTTGCAATCGAGTTTGGAATGTCAAACATTAAATCCACACGAGAGGGTGAGAACCAATCAGGCTACCTTACCAGAAACAATAAGTTTACCGAAAAAGAGTACGCAGAAGCCGAAAAGTACGCCACACGTAAACGGGGTAATAAAGACAAACTCCAAAAAACGCCCGTACCAGAAACGCCAAAAGAACCCAGAGCAGGGGATAACGCCATCTGGGGTGGTGCGTTCCAAGGTATGAATATGCAAAGTATCTTGGCTGGGCGGTATAGTACATCCATTAAAGGTGAGTCCGCAGGGTTGACACCAAGCCAAGCAGGGATTACAGTAGGACCACGAGCTGACCCAGGCTCCAGTTTACGTGATCCTGATAATTTAAAGATTAAGACATGAGAATACCAACAAATAATGCCCACCGAGAGGATTTCTATTTAGACCTGATGCAGAAATGCTTAGTGTCTAGGGAGTCAAGAAAAGCCGACTACACATCCTTAAGATCGTATTATTTGTTTGGTAGTGGTCCTGAACAACCACCAGCGTACTTTAATAAAATCCATCCACATATTGACCAGCTCACCAGTTTTTTATATTCTGCTGAAACCACACGGTTCTCTATCTCTTTGGGAGCTGCGGTCAATGAAAACGAACAATACAAAACACCCGTACTAACGCAAGCCCTCAATGATGAGTGGCTTAACTCCAATGCCGATCAGATATTCTCGATGGCAATGACGTGGTCGTTAGTCTATAACACCAGTTTTATCAAGCTGGTTTATAACCGTGGTATTCATCCTTACATGATTGACCCGTCTAGTATGGGCGTGTTACGTGAGGACATCCCTTATACAGACAGGCAAGAAGCCCTTATCCAAACTTACTATGTAACCAAATCGGAGCTATACGCCCGTCTGTATTCTCATCCACAACGTCAAGCCATTATTGACCGTGTAGTCTCAGGTATCAAAATCTCTGATAACGATATGCCTAATGCAGTCAACCGTATCGTACTTAGTCAGTCAGGTTCAACCTATTACGGGAACGTTAATCTTGATTTAAATGGCGTAAATCGCTATGTGGCGGATGTGGCAGAAGATACCATTGAGATGAAAGAGCTATGGGTATGGAATGATGACACCCAAGACTATCAAGTAGTGACGATTGCCTCACCTGATGTGATTATTTATGACCGACCAGGCGCAAGTATGTTCCTCAAAGGTGAATGTCCATTTGTACAGATATGTCCTAACCCACAATACGATTACTTGTGGGGTCAGAGTGAATGTCAAAAACTGATTCAACTCCAAGAACTGCGTAATATGCGGATGAATGAAATCTTGGACTTACTCAGTAAACAAGTAAACCCTCCTACCGTATATAGCGGTGTTTCAGGCATTGTTGATGAAAAATTCTTAGCTTTAAATCGTGCAGGGACTTATATTGCCTCTGATATGCCTGGTGCAAAGGTAGATCGCCTAGCACCTACGATGCCACCTGATTTATTCCAAGTTATTCACGAAATTGACGGAATGTTCTCGGAAGTGTCGGGAATTAGCAACGTTTTGTCAGGTAGAGGTGAATCTGGTGTCAGAAGTCAAGGTCATGCCTCACAATTAGCCCGTTTAGGCTCAAGTCGAGCTAAAAAACGTGCATTAATTGTTGAAGATAGCTTAGAAAAGGTTGCTACATTGTATTTGAAGTTAATGCAGTCGTATGACGATACGCATTTTAAAGATGCACAAGGAAAGATGTTTATTGCTGAACAATTTACTAAAGATTACGTAGTAAAAGTAGATGCACACAGTAATTCACCAATCTTTACCGAAGATTTAAAACAAATGGCGTTTAACCTCTTTAAAGTGGGCGCAATTGATAAAGAATCTCTACTTGACATGGTAGAGCCTCCAATGAAACAATTACTGAAAGAGAAATTGGCAAAGCGTGAGAAGGAAGGTAAGAACCAACCAGAACAAGCTCCCAAAGAGAAATCCAGTAAAAAAGAACCAGAGGTGGGATGATGGCAACCGTTAAAAATGTGAAAGCAACTAGCGACCAACCCCGTGTCACTACAGGGGAATTAAAAAGTCGTGCAGATGTTCCGAATTTGCAGTATCGTGTAGAAGGAATAAAAAGTTTTGATCGTAGTCCATCTACAAGAAGTTATGGCAGACCAGTTAGGGGATAGTAAACTGAGGAGAAGTGTATGTACGGCAGAAAAGGCATGAAAAAAGGTCGGAAAACAAGAAGGTAAGTTTCCGTGAGAAGGAAAAGGGTGTGGCTGCCTTCCCTTAATAAAGGTGACCGTTCTAACTAAGGAGAACTAGCATGGCTCGTAAAGCTCGCAAAGGTCGAAAAGCACGCAAGTAATTGTGTGTGACCACTAAACCTCCCACGGGGGGTGGGAATAGAAATATTACCCCCCACTTGACATTTTGTAGAATATCTATAATCTATCTAAAACTTAAAGGAATTTTGTATGAGTATGCCTCCTGACCAACTGATGAAAATGATTGCTAGTCAACGTGACGGAGCAACTCCAAAAGGCGCACCTCCGATTCCTGATTCTGGTGCTGGTTCAATTTCAGACGCATCTGCTCCGCCAATGGGCGCACCGATGTCAACACCAGAACCCAAGATGGGAAATCGTGAAGCCTCGATGATTAATATCTCCATGGCGATGGACTTGTTAGAGCAAGCCTTACCAGCTCTCGGTTCTGAATCACCTGAAGGACAAAAAGTATTAGCAGCCATCCGTACCATGATTGGTGTGGTTGGACAGAAGAAAGGCAAAGTCAACGAACTTCAGCCGACTGAGATTATGCAAATGCTACAAACCCTACCTCAAGCTGGTGGTGCAACGCCTGAAGGTAGTGCAATGCAACAAGCACCAATGATTCCTGGTATGTCTCCAAGTGGTATGCCACCTCCTCCACCCCCTCCAATGGGCGGTGCTGGTGGTCCTCCTCCTGGCGGTATGCCTCCACCTCCACCTATGTAAAGGAAATACAAATGGACTTATTTAAACCAAGAGGCGCATCCTCACCACGTAGACCAACTGATAACAATCAGAAAAATGGTCAAATCATCAATACTCCTCGGTTCTCCGAATTTGGTGGATTAGATTCTTCCAAAAAAGGTGGCTACAAGAATATGATGACTATGTCACATCCTGGTGACACCAAAAAAGTTATTTAACGAAAGTAGGGGATAAAAATGAGTTTAGAAGATATTTCATTAGAACAACGTGATGAGTTGGCACTCTTAGCCAAGCAATTGGCTGAGAATCCTTCCACACGCAAAGATTTTCTACGCATGACCAAGAAAGTCAAGCCTGATTTACCAATTCCTGAACTAGAGATGCAAGACTATACCGAACAGAAGATGTCCGATATGGAAAATCGTCTCATGGCTTCAGAAAACAAATTGCGTGAAAAAGAGGCAAGAGAAGAACTGGACAAGCGTAGACAATCATTGATCAGAAAAGGGTTAGCCCGTGATGATGCCGATGTTGAACAGATTGAAAAGATTATGCTTGAGAAAAACATTAGCAATCACGAAACAGCAGCCGAATATTTTGATTGGATGAAACAAGCAGCCGAACCTACTCCAAGTGGTTATAATCCAAGTGCAATTAGCAAGTTTGACTTGTCTAAGTATTGGAAGAACCCACAGATGGGTGCAAGAGATGAAGCAGCACAAGCCTTAAAAGATATACGTAACAACGGCAAGAGAGCTATTGGTATTTAAGTTTTACAGCAGTACAAGGGGATATTTTTAATTTTTGTTTGGAGATAAACTATGCCTATAGGCGGAGGTATTCTTCCAGCGTCAGGTACATCGCAATACAATGAGTTAACTTACGTTACTCGTAGAGCGTTCATCCCCAAGCTGGTCGTACAACTTTACAACAGCACACCCTTGATGGCTGCTTTGATTGCTAACAGTCAACAAGCATCTGGTGGTGTATCCCAAGTAACCGTACCAGTACAGGGCGCACAATTCGTTAACGCACAATGGTCTGACTATAGTGGTTCATTCACACAGCCGTCAGTTCAGCAAGGTGCTTTCAACGCTGAGTTCAACCTCAAGCTCATGATTGCTCCAGTTCCGTTCCTCGGAATGGAAGGTGCAGTACAGCAAGACTATGCCATTATTCCATTGATCGAAGCTCGGATGAACGATGCGACCAACGTAATGATGGATGCAATGGCAACTGCTTTGTATACCAACTATACCAACACACAACAATTCATCGGTTTACCTGGTGCAATTGATGATGGTACTAACATGACTACCTACGGTAACATTAATCGAACTACCTACACATGGTGGAAATCGAAAGTGTACGCTGCTGGTTCTGTCAATCCTACAAGACAAAACGTCTTACAATACATTTCAGGAACTGTGAAGAACGGTGCTGAAGTGCCTACGTTTGGTGTTTGTGGTTTTGGTACATGGACATTGTTAGCACAAGACTATGTTGGTCAAGAACAGTACGTTATTACTCCAGGAAACGGTTTTGATGGTGATGCAAATGGACCATCTGCTGCTTTCAGAGCATTAATGGTTGCTGGTGTTCCTATTTATCCTGATCCGTATTGCCCAGAAGGTACTGTGTATTTTGTTAACAGTAACTACTTGAGCTTGTACATCCACGATCAAGGTTCGTTTGTGTTTACTGGTTTTGAGTCTACACTTCCTAACTGGCAAATCGGTTATGTTGGCGCAGTTTTAATGATTGCCGAATTGGTAAGCGTTAAACCTAAGTCCATGACACGGGTTTCAGGTTATAACTCTATTTCTTTATAAGGAGAATAAACCATGGCACTCGGAATGAATAAAATCCTGATTTCAGGTACATCTGCTAATACGCCAGGTGCGTATCTTCAGTATGCTAACGTAACTGTTGCTAATACAACAGCCGTTCTAACTGCTGGTACATACCTCATGTTCCCAACTGCAAACGTTACTGTTGAAGCTGTTTCAGCTTACAACGCTACAACGTCTACTGCAACTTGGTCAACATGGATTGCGAATAACACAGGTGGAGTAGTGATTTCAGATGGTGTTAACGTCAGACTCAACGCTGCGTTCCAGACATCTAATGTAACTCTATTGACTGTAAACGGTGGACAAGCTGTTTCTGGCACTTATAACAGTTAAGGGGAACAATAATGGCTAATCCAGATGCAGTAGGTCAGTTAAACCTAGACAGTTTTGCTACTGGTCGAATTGGGTTTGCAAGAAACGTTAGTTTAGCAACTGCTGGATTAGCGACTATTTCAATTCCTCTTTGTTCAGGTGGTTTAACTAACGGTGGTGCAGTCGCCAATTCTGGTAGCGTCATTATTCGTCAAATAACAATTAGCAATCCTAACGCCTCTGCTGCTTTAGCAAACGTTGCGATTTCTACTCGTTCTACGGGTAATATAGCTACAGGAAATGCGGTTGTATCTAACATTGTGTTAACCCAATTAACAACAACAGGCACGTTTATTAATTTAAACATTGCAGAACCGTTTTTAACTAACACCGCAGTAAGTGGTGCTACAACTTCTGCTTTATTTTTAAATGTAGGTGTAGTTGCTAATGCAACTGTTGATATATCTGTCTATGGAAGCGTAGTGAGTTTCTAATGACAATTTATGTTACAAACCGATCTGACAAAAAACTGAAAGATGGACTCGGTGGTGTTTTTTATAGTTTTCCAAAAGACACTACTGTAGAGATTCCTGAAGAAGTGGCTTGTCATATTTTTGGTTATGGTATCGAAGATAAAGAAGTTTACTTGGCTCGGTTGGGCTGGTGTCGAACTTCCAACGATTTAGAGGATGCTTTAAAGATTCTTGATCAATGGGAGATTAGTACCCAACCGCCAAAAAAAGACCAATCGTTATCCCCGTTGGTGGAAAAAGTACCCCTACCTGCTAAACGGCAGGTTCGGGGAAACATCCTTAAAATAGCGTCATAAATGATGGAAATTAAATGGCAACTTTGTCAAGTTACCTCACAGCAGTACGTAGATTGTTACATGATGCTAATGCCAATTTTTATACGGATCAGCAACTAACTGACAACATTAATTCTGCTCGTGAGCGTGTAGTAAGAGATACTGGCGCATTGCGAGAAATCGTTGTTGCTCAAGTACCATGTCAAGTTGCGCCTTCAGCAACGATTAATTCAGCATCACCAGCGTATCCAACAGCGTGGGTGGCAGATACAGCCGTCACAGCTAATACGTTTGTGTTTAGCAATATATTTATTTACCAGTACATTACAAGTGGTACGTCAGGTTCTACTGCGCCACCTTACCCTGGTAACAATACCAATAACTATAGTAACTATCCACCAAGTACAGCTTTTGCTGATGGTTCGGCTACGTTGCAATATGTCGGTAACTGTGAGAATATTTCCTATGATGCGTTAACTAATCTGATGGGAACTGCACCGTTATCACAAACATCTGGCAATACTGTTTTAGATATTGTGAACATTAACCTGTATTGGGGTAACTCACGATTAGCTATGCAGTATTTACCATGGTCAGATTTTAGTGCTAAGTTACGGTATTGGCAAAATTACATTGGTCAACCATTAGCATTTAGCGTATATGGTCAAGGACAGATATATATTGGACCAGTACCAGATCAAAGTTATCAGGTAGAAATAGATTGCGTAGTCTTACCTAATGCGTTGCAACTCAGTACACCAACAGTTAATGACACGATTAATGATCCGTACAATACGGCTGTACAATTTTACGCAGCGTATCTTGCTAAGTTTTATGAGCAAAGTTTTGGCGAATCAGAAATCTTTAAACAAGAATATAACAAACACGTAAGTAGCATACTTAATTCTGTTTACACTAGAAGATTGCCTAGTGCCTATTCTGGTGGTATGTAACCATGGCAGCAGCAGAACAGAAAAAGTCCTACCAAGTAGTTAAGCAGTTTAAAGGACTGAATACTAAAGCTAACCGTACATCTATTGATGAGTCGGAACTTTACTGGTTAGAGAACATTCAACCGATTGGTTTTGGTAACTTAAAGGTTATTCCTAACTATTCTCAAGTTTATGATAGTGGTAACACAGCCGTTACTTTTACTAGTACGGTATATCTGTATTCTATTAACATTGGTATTACTGATTACATTGTTTCTTTTAATGCAGATGGTAGCGCACAGTATTTTGATGTGATTACAAATGTTAAAGGCTCAATAGCATCCGCAGGAACTTTCTCCTCATCTGGAGTGCAAGTATCTCAATGGAATAATGAGTTTATGATGATTATTGACCCAAATAACGGGTTATTTTCATGGAATGGGGTTAGTTTAATTCCTATAGGCTCTTTAGGCGTTGTTGCTATTAGTAATGGTGGTTCTGGTTACAACATAGCACCGTCTGTAGTCATTTCAGCACCCAATTATGCCAATGGTATACAAGCTAATGCTACAGCTACTTTAACAACGGGTGGCAATAGCGTATCTTTTATTTCATTAACTAACGCTGGTACAGGATACAACACAACACCAACAGTCACAATTACAAGTGCTAATGGAGTAGGTAGTGGCGCAAATGCAGTAGCTAGTTTACTGAATTTTAAGACAGGCACAGTTACTATTAACGTGATTAGTAGTGGAGCTGGCTATACTAGCGCACCAACAGTTAATATTAGTGGCGGTGGAGGGACAAACGCTGCTGGCACAGCCATTGTTTTAGGCAACGTAGTTACGCAAGTGGTAATGACAAACTTTGGTAGTGGTTATACCAATTCTGCTAACTTAGTAGTTTCCCTAAGTGGTGGTGGATTTACAAACGCTGCTACCATTACAGCCACAATTAATAATACACCTAATACTGCAATTGCTACTTTTAGTGGTAGATTGTGGATAGCTCAAGGTAGAACAGTTTACTATAGCGCAGCAGGGTCATATTCCGACTTTACAAGTGTATCTGCTGGTGCAATCACCTTAACAGACTCTACTTTGCACGGTAACATCACGCAACTCTTATCTGCTAACAACTTTTTGTATGTTTTTGGCGATGATTCGATTAATGTGTTCTCAGATGTTCGGGTGCAGACCGATGGTACAACTTTATTTACAAATACCAACGTTTCAGCCTCTGTAGGTTCTAAAAGACCATATACTATCTTTCCATATTTCCGTTCTGTACTGTTTATGAACGATTACGGGATGTATGCCTTAGTGGGATCGACTACTAGTAAACTATCTGACAGTTTAGATGGTATTTTTCCTAATATTGACTTTAATTACCCTGTATATGCCAGTCAAGTGCTAATTAATAACATTTTATGTGCTTGTTTTAACTTTAGATACTATGATGCGGTATTTACGCAGAGTAATCGGTATATGCAAGCAGTATTTTTTGAGAAGAAATGGTTTTTAACAAGTCAAGGCAATAATACGGACTATATTACTTCTGTACCAATTGGAGGTAAAATCACCATGTACGGTACATCAGCCAATAGTCTGATTAAGTTATATACCGATGGTGGTAATGCGATTACGAGTAGAATTCAGACTGCTTTAATGCCCATGGGTGACCCCATACGCACAAAACAAGCATTAAAATTAGCTGTAGAAGCAACAAATAGCAACAATACTATTGATTTAACTGCTACCATAGATAGTGAGGTCAGTCAAAATCCAATTAACGTATTAACTAGTTTAATTGATTGGACTAACAATAATTTTACAGTTATTTTATGGACAAATAATAGTAACGTAACAATTGGTTGGGATACCGTAGGTTATCAGTTATTTAAATCAGATGCTTCCCAATATGGCAAGTATTTAGGTTGCACAGTAACATCAAATAGCGCAGGCTTTGTTTATAACGGATTTGAATTTGAACATGAATTGAGAGTGAGGTTCTAATATGACTGTCCCATACACCTTTGGCACGGCAACAACATCTATACCCTTATCGAATTTAGATGCTAACTTTAACACACCTATTACCTTGGGTAATACATCTATCTATTTAGGGAATACCACTACTACTATTGGTAATCTTACATTAACTAATGCCACTATTAGTAGCGGAACTGTAAACATTACCAATGTAACGGTAACTACAGCCAATGTTACTAACATTACTGTAACTGGTACTGCTAATATCGCTACAGGAAATATTACCACATTGACCTCAACATCTATTACAGACTCAGGACTAACAAGTGGTCGAGTAACATACGCTGGTGCTAGTGGATTATTAAGTGATAGTGCTAATTTTACTTTTAGTGGCTCAACAGTAAGCATTAATGGATCAAGTGCAAATCTTTTCCTTGATAATGGCGGTGCTGGTGGTTCGGCTCTACAATTAGGAACTTCTGGCTCATCGCATGGTTACATTGGTACTGTTGGAAGTTTTCCTTTGCTATTTCAAGTAAATGGCATAGAAGCCATGCGTATTGCAAATGCTTCTGGCGGTGTAAGGTCAGTAGGTATAGGTTATACCAACCTTACAAGTGTTGGCGATACTGGACTTGCTGTGGCTGGTAATGTAGGTATAGGTACTAGTAGTCCAGCAGGAAAATTTGACATTACTGGAACATCAAACAGTACAGTAAATAGCTACTTCCGAGCGCATGGTGGAACATCTGCTAGAGCAAATATGATTCTAGATATGTACACTACGACTGCGGGTGCAGCAGGAAACCTTACCTTCCAA